CTGGCGAACAACGGCGTTGCGTATTCGTTATTCCTGGTGGACCCGATCACCGTGGCCGTTTCCCAGGTGCTGGGCCCGTACCTGATCTCGTATTCCTGCAAGTCCTCGTCGGTCACGGCGTCCCACCTGAGGTATACCATATCGCCCACGCGGGAAATTCTGAGGTTGGTCACGTTGCTCGGCCGGGTGGTCCGCCCCCTGATCGTGATCGTTTTTGCGAACCCTTCCAGGGACTCCGGCTCTTTGTGCCGGCCAAACCCGCTCACTGGGACCACCACCACATCGTAGGTAAGATCCTTGACAATGCCCTCGTTGATCACCGCGTGGGTGCCGCGGGTTCTTCCTGCGTACTGCCATGCCGTTTTGCCGTTCTCCCGGAAGTACACGTCCACCCGGTCGGCCCCGGCAGGCAGCGTGTACGTCACGTCGATCACGTTCCGGATCGTCCCGTCGTGTAAAATCTCTGCCCGTTCGGTCACGACTATTTCTTTTATATCGGTTGGTATCTCGCGCGGATCGGGCAGAGTCGTGTATACAACGTCAGGAAGGCGGTCGATATCGTCGTCAAATATATCGGCGGAATATTCCACCGCCTGGATACGGCATTCAAGATCACCGGACCGGCTGATCCGGGTCACGGTAAACGCCTTTGTCAGAATATTCTGCTGGCCGATCGCGTACACCTCGTCCGCCGCCGGCGTGGTATCAAAGGCCGGCGAGACCGTCACCGTCCAGTAGTCGCCCGCGGAATCGGTGATCGTCCGCGTTTCGATCGTGTCGTCCTCGTGCCGGACCATGATCTCGTACGTGGTGCCCGCGGCGATCGTGAACCGTTCGGACAGGTTCACGGTGGTGCTGGTCGCCGCCTGGACGCGCCCCCCGTGGTCGCCCCATTGAGGGGTTGCGTGCTGCACCTCGATCACGTCGCCCGGCTCGCAGGCCACAGCGTCAATACCGGTTTCAAATTCCACCGACTGGGTAATATACCGGTTTGTCTTGCAGTGGAATTTCGCTTCCCGGTGCGCTTCCGCCGGACGGGTTACCCCGTATTTCTGGGTGGTTTTCCCCCGGTACGGATCGCCGCTTGCGATATCGGGGTCCACGTACGTGGCGTAGTCCTGCTCGTAGTCGTTTTCGGCGTTGAGGTACTGGACTTCCCAGTAATTGGCGTTGATCTCAGGGCTGCGGTACGACGTCTTGAACGTGCCGTGCGTGATATTGCTCATGGCGAAAAGCTGCACCGCGTCGGACGCCTCCTGCCATGCCACGTGGATCTTGTCGCCCTGTTTCAGTAAGGTGGCCCGTGCGTTCCCCAGGATATTATGGACCTGTTCAAAAGCGCCGGTGGGCGAGTCCAGGGCGCCATCGAACCGGTGCCGAACCTGGTTGTGGCCTTTCCCGTCGCCCACCAACGCATTGCAATAGGAGGCAAAGTTAATAAAACTGGTGAGGTCGATCTGCGTGGTGTCGATATACGCCCCGATCCCGTAGTGGGTATCGGTCAGCAGGTCGTACACCACCCATGCCGGGTTCGAGGAACATTCCACGGAATAACAGGTACTGTCGGCAAATGACAAGTTCTCAAAAAGAAACCGCGTGATCGCCGCTGTGGAACTGCTACAATACACCGCCAGGCCCAGGTCCACCGTGTCGGAAATGTCGGACCGGGTAAATACCGAGTCGGTCCCGGAGGTCCAGTTCGTTCCCCCGTCGGTACTGTAATACAGGGTAAAGGTGCTGCCGGACCTGACGATCCTGACGGCGTCCACCGCCGCTGTGGTGGTCGTCTCGGCCGTGGTGCCATTGGTGGTGTCGGCGTACCGGACCTGGTCGTTGCCGTCGGTTTCCGCGATATGTTCGAAAAACACCCCCAGCCAGTCGGTACTGTCGTCCTGGGACCGGCAGACAATTCCCAGGGCGTCGCCCTCCGACTGCCCCGTGGGCATGGATACGTCCACCTGGATATCAAAGTCGCCCGTTATTTCCTTGTAAAAGAACGGCCCTGTGGTGGTGGCGTCGTCCCAGTCCGATACGCTTTCCCCGTTAATGGTCACGTCCAGGGACTCGTCGGAATAGTTGTGGCTGTCGGCACTGGTGGCATAGGCCGTGTTTTCCGCGTTCCAGCCCCACAAAAGGGTTGTGTCGCCGTTGGTATAAAAATCCTGCTGGGTATCGGCTCCAAAGTGATCCGCCGGCTGGTAGACCGTTACCTTTTTCCCGTGGACCAGGTTGGTGATATCCGGCAGGCGGCCGTTGAGCTGGTCAGAGGCCAGGGCTTTCACCCCGCACAGCGCAATACCGTTATAGGCGATATCGTCGTAGTTGATCTCGTTGACGGACACCAGGGTACAGGTTGAGACCTGGTACGCGTCGTCCGCTTCGGTCAGGCGTTCGATCTCGATCACGTACGTGGCCGGCTCGTCAAAGTCGAGGCGGTGCTGCTTGTTGTATTCGCTCCGCGTCTTGTTGCTGAACGTGATCGTTTCCCAGGAACCGTACGTGCCGCCGTCCTCTTTGTACCTAACCCGGACCTCGATCTCGTACGCCTTGAACGCCCCGCCGGTTGAGACCTCGTACAACCCGCCGGGAAACCGAAAGTTCAGTTCTGCGGCCTGCACCGATCCCGTGGTCGTGTAGGTCTGCGTGTCGGTCCCGTACTCAATGGAAAGGTTCTGATCCACCTGGACCACCACGTCGTCAAACCCGGATATCATTTCCTGGTCAAACGATCCCATGCGGTACGCCACCTCGATACCGTTGAAATTGGCCGCGGCGTTCCCGCTGAACTCAAGGCCGGTCCCGCAGGTGCTTTCCGTCAGGGCGCTCTGGTCCGTGGTCTTGCCGTTGATCGCCGAGATCTCGCCGGCACACAGCCCCACCAGGGCATATAGTTTATTTGAACCGTCGGAAATGGCCTTGGTGAAAGTGGAAAGAAACTGGCCGGCCACCTTATGCTCCCCGTACACCACCTGGATCGGCATACCGTTGCGCGTGGTGTTCTGGATACCGTCCCAGGAATACGTTGGCGACTCTTCCGTGTTTCCGTAGGTCGGCAGGTTTTCGGGCCGTGGCGGCCCCACAAGGGCGTTTACGAGGGCACCCACGCCGAAACTGACCGCGGACATAATGATAAAGTTTGCCGCCACCGCCGCCGCGGTTGCCCAGGCACTGGTCGCTGAGATCCCCAGAATACCGGCCATGACCGCCGCGGACACCTCCGGGATCACCCGGACGATCAGTTCCTCGTCTTTACGCGTGAACTTGAAATTAAGAACAAAGTCCTTGCATTCGTCCTTTTTTATGCTTTTCCCGCAGTGGATCACGTGGCAGCCGTTGACCGGCACACCGTCCGGCAGGTATTCGCGGACCGGCACACCGAGAGGCACGTACGTTACCTGGCGCTTGTGCGTCTCGAATATGTTGGGTATGAATACTAGCTTTCCCTGATCCACCGGTATACTTTCGTTACTTTGTTTAAATAATGTCGCAAGGGCGAGGTCACCACCCCGCAGGTATCGGTCGCATGCAGGATCCGCCCGCCGTCCAGAACAACAGCGCAGTGCATACAGGGCCGGAACAGGCCGTCCTCAAACAGCAGCACGTCGCCCTCCTGCCAGGCGCCGCGGACTTCCCGCCAGAGGCGCGTATAGGCCCCCAGGTCGATCGGTTCCCCTTTCGGGCCTGAATACCGGTATTCCTGCGGATCGTCGATCAGGCGGCCCATACGGCGGTATATTTCCACAACCAGGCCGTAGCAGTCCATTCCGGTGGTAGTTCTGCCCCCCTCTTTGAATGGTACGCCGATCAGGTCTTTATATTCCATAGATCCGCCCGTAGGGCAGGGCCGGCGCCCCGCCGAAATTGCTGGTGTTCTTATGCACCCGGCAGCCGTTGATCCCGTCCAAAGTATAGTCGCAGGAGGCGAGGCCGCCCGTGATATCGATCCAGTCCACCTTGATACCCTTCTCGCCCGTGGCCGCTGCGGTGCAATAACTGGCAATGCCGATATTAAGTTTTGCCGGCATATTACTTAATGAGACCGAGGTCTCTTCATTCCAGGTTGAACCGTCCGTGGACCAGGAAAAGGCAAATGCGCTGCCGGTCCTCTGAATCCGCCCGTACTGCGCCCAGGTGGTCCCGCTGGTGGTGCTCTGGTCGGTGGTGGTCCCGCCGTCGGTATCGTGAGCAGTGGTGGCCGGGATCATTTTGTCAGTTGTGTCGTTGTGCCACAGCCAGGCGGCCCAGTCGTGGTCGTCCGTCGAGGACTGGCACAAGAGCATAATGCCCACCCCGTTCTCGCCGATCGAGGAGGTTTTCAGCTTGAGATCCGCCGTGAAATTGCCGGAAAGGGGTTTATACATGAAAAACCCTGAGGTTTCGTCGTTCCAGTACCGGGCCTCCGGCGCCGTTTCCGCGGTGTTGCGGATCGTCAGGAACCCGGCGTTTGCCACCGATACGTCCGCCACGTCTATATTCGCCGAGTTCGTGGTATACCACCCGTAGCGTTTTTCCCCGTCGCCGCCCACCGTGAAGTCCTGTTTTGATCCCAGCCCGAACTGATCGCCCGGATACCGGCAGTACGAGTCCTGGTAAGCATGGCGGCATTTCCCGCGGATATACCGCTGCCTGGGCAGGCGTAAGGCAAACAGATCCTCGTGGCCCAGTTCAAAGGTGGCCGTCTGTTCGGTAATGTGGATCTCGTTGATCCGGTAGGTAAAGTCCAGTTTATTGGTGGCGGTCGCCAGGTTGTCGGAATGCACCACCCGGACGGTGACGTCGTTTCCCAGCAGGTTATTGTTTTCCACGTACGCCGAAATGGTCCGGTCGATATTGGCGGTGTGGACGCGCAGGTTCCCGAACGAACCCTCGGAGTTTTCCTCGATCGCCTCGATATACGCAGGGAACGCCGTGTAAGTATCCCCGTCAAATGTCACGTCTTCCGGGTAGGCCGCCAGGCGCAGGTACGAGGCAGTGTCAATTTCCATTTCAAACAGCGTGATCCACGGCGACTTGCTGTATAGCTTGTTTTTTTCGAGGATCAGCGCTGCCGTCAGGGTTTTCACTGCAACACCTCGACGATCGCCACGGTCATGGTCCAGTCATAGGCGGAATTCTTGATCACGTCCAGGCTGTCGGCCTCAAAGTGGGCTGTCACGGTTTCGGTGAGGGTGTTGGCTGTCGGCGGTTCGTCACCGGTAGGGTAATACCCGACGTCCGGTTCTGTCCAGGTGCCGCCGCTGGTGGTGATCGGCGATATTGTTTTACTCAGGGTTGAGCTGGTGGTCCCGACGTAGACGATCGCCCTGGTGACCCCTGAGGGAAATTCCGGCACGGTGACGGTCAGGGCATACCCGGAGGAAATGGAAAGAACCGAGGTGGTATCGTCGTTTTCAAGTTCCTTGCAGATCTCGGTTTCGTTCCCGCTGTCGTCCGCCCAGGTATACCCGGCATAGCGCGTCCGGGCGCCGAGGGAATCGGTGACGTCCTGTTCGGTCTGTCCCAGCGTGGCCGCCAGAAACGGCCGGGCCACCTTCTCGGTCGGCGTGTAGCTGAACGTGTCCGCAGGCCCTGAGTGGTCCCGGTAAAACGCCCTCAGTTCTTCCTGCTCGTCGTTGTTGGCATGGGACCAGACAAGTTCCCACCTGCGTATGGGCTGCGGCCATTTTGCCCGCGTCTGGATCACCCCGCTCTCAAACGGCGTCATAACGGTCGCAAAGTTGATCGTCGT